TCATCTCGATATTTTCCTTCGCCGTCATGTTTGGATATACACCCGGTGCCTCAATCAGGCAGCCCACTCTTGAGCGTACCTTTGACAAATCCTTTCCAGCGTATCCAAACATGGATATCTCTCCGCTTGTCGGCTTTGCCAGACCACCGATCATTCTCATACAGGTAGTCTTGCCAGCACCGTTTCTCCCTAGATACATACTGAGTTTTCTCTACTACTATCCCCTCGCTCAATATCGGTACTATAACTATAACCTTATCTGGGAATATCTGTACCTGCTCTAAGTGCTCTAAGAGGTATTCTACTTTTAATTTCTCATTACCGTCTACATATCTGGATACCTCCTCATCTATGTTAGCAAGTACCTTATCTATCTCTGCAATATCTCCAGAGTTAGCCTTATTCTTTTCTGTTTCTGCTTTGAGCTGGATGATCCTCTCATCTAGCTCCTCTGCTTTTTTCTGGTATTCCTGTTTATTTAGGATCCCATCTAAGTAGGCATCCAGTAGTTTACTTTTTCTGGAGAGCTCACGCTGTAGATCTGCCTCTGTATGTCCTCCATTTGCCTCTAGGAGCTGTTTTCTGAGCTTAGTAAGCCAATTTATCATATCATGCTTTATTGTGTCTGTATTTGCCTGTAATCGCTCTGATACTACCCCCATTATCTCCATGAGGGAGTTATAAGAGATATTTTCATTATCACAGCCTAAAGGATTTATCTCTCCAGCTTTCCCCATCGTGCTATCTCTTTTTCTGGTTCTCCTACCTTTAGTCTGCTTTGTACTGCATACCCAGTACTCATCCTTAGATACTCTCTGTTTCCTCCAGTAAGGAGCCCCACAGATACCACATACCAGCTTACCACTAAAAGAGTATCCGCTGGTTTTCTTGCCTCTCCTGTCGGATCCTGTGGCTATTACTCTCTCCTCATGGATCTTACAGATTAGATCCCACTCCTCCTGTGTGACTATCGGAGGGAGAGCGTTTTCTACATATACCCACTCCTCCTTAGGGAGTTTTATAGTTTGCTTACTCTCAAAATCGTGTCTTTCTTTGTTTATAATCATGGTACCTACATTTTTACAATCATATACAAATTTAGGTATATCCATAGGTTTCCACGGTTTCCCTACCGTGTTACGGTATCCAGCATCATTAAGCTCCTTAGCTATGAGGGTAGAGCCTTTTCTTGCCATAATTCCCTCACACATGAGCCTCCTTACCTTAGCCTGTTCTGGATTTATATAATACTTACCATCTTTTTTATCCCATCCATATACATTACCACTACCCTGTAAGGCTATCTCCTGCCCCTGTCTGGCTTTTTCTATTCTATGATCGTGGTAGTTATGGAGTTTCTTACTAAGATTTCTACTAAACTCCTCCGCTATAATCGCTCGTACACCTGTGATAAGAGCATCATCTGGGGAGTAAAATTTCCCATCCATGTACATAAACAGGAGCTTTCCTGTCTGTACTACCCTGTTAATAAAGAGGTACCAATCCAGAGTATTTCTCTGGAGCCTCTCTTGATCCTTGATTACTACAATATCAAATAGATCCTCATACAGATCCTCATAGAGCCTCTGGTAATCATCTCTGCCCTTTACCATCGTACCGCTCTTACTGCGATCAATATACTCTCCTACCAGTTTCCAGCCATGATCCTTAATACATCCTCTATTTTCCTCAATCTGGAGTTCTATAGCGTTTAGCTGTTCCTCCTCCGCTGTAGATACTCTGGCATAAAATACCGCTCTCATACCAATAGTATCTTTTATATCCGTTATTTTCCTGTATGCCATCCTGTTTACCCTCCTGTAATAGTCCTGTGAGCTCCTGTGTGCCTCATACAGCCACTTTTATATATTAGGTGTAGACTTCTTTACTCTCGATAAAATAGAGGGCTTTATGAGGCTGTTTTCAGTTCCTATCTATTATACACCCCTTATATACTAGATACAACTAAAAAATGAGGGCTACCAGCATTTTACAGCCAGTAGCCCTCTATATGAAAAAATATTAAGGAGTGCCTAAAGGATTAAGGTAACTTGATTACCTGTCCGATGTTAATAAGGTTTTTATTTTTGATACCATTGAGCTTAACCAGAGTATCTACAGTAGTTCCATACTTTTTAGCGATCTTGCTAAGAGTATCTCCCTTAACTACTGTGTAGGTCTTAGCGGATCCTCCGCCTGTCTTACCAGAAATATCTCCAGCATTTACCCAGCCATATGCAGTAGAGCCCTTACCAGAGATAGCCTGTAAATGATACGGATGTACCGCACCCTCAGCCTTGTTAGTTACCTTAGCCTGTCCTGCCTTACAACCGTATGCAACGCCACTAGCTGTAGAGCTGGTATAGTGGAGGCATCCTGTAAAGTTTACAATATCTCCAATATTGTAAGAGCTCCCTCCGTTACCAGATGGCTTAGGAGCCTCCTCTTTAGTAGCCTTAGAGCTGTACTTAGGAGTAACAAAGCCTCTGATATACTTACCGTTTACAGCAAGCTCTCTATAGCCTACAGCGTTACTCTTGTTACCCTCGATAACCTTAATAACGCCTCCAGATACAGATACTATAATACCGATATGATCCGTACTACCTGTATTATCTCCTACTCCGTTATCATCCCAATCATAAAGGATCATATCCCCAGCGGATGGAGTGTAAGCATCATTCTCTACCCAGATACCCATATTCTTAGCAAGCTGGATAAACTGATTACAGCTACACTCTCTAGGGATAATATCTGTAAGCCCTGCCTTGATACCTACAGCGGATGCAAAAGTAGCACACCACGCATCTGTATACTTTACAGCGTAACTTCTAGGGAGTGGCTTACAGGCGTTATAAGTATCAATAATCTTTTTATGGGATCCGTCACTCTCTTTACAGCCTAACCAACCCTTAGCGATCTCAACAACCTTTGATCTGATTTCTTTTTCTGTCATAATAATACCTCCGATCTAAATACTTAAAAAGGAGAGCCCTGTAAAGGCTCTCCCTGTCTGTCTGATAAATATATTTACTGTGGAGCTGTATAGCTCTTTGCTCTGGCACTATCGCCTAATCCCTTTGTAGTCGGATCGTTCAGAGTGTTCCAAACCGATACCGCCACTAAAGAGAGTACATAAGGATTAGAGACAGCTCCTACAATGAGCTCCCCTACCTTACTCCATGTGGTAAGATCCTGTGCTGTAAGTCCTGCATACGCAAGCACAGGAGTTAAAATACTAAGTACAATCTGTACCCAGAATACAGGATTTTTTACTCTAACTTTTAAATTCATACTGTACCTCCTTGTGAGTTTGTTAATAGTTGCTACGATACCTCAAAATGAGGTAAAGAGATAAACTGGATCACCTCCTTACTTTAATCCTACAGAAACCGCTAAGTATCCTAAGATAAGTGTTACAAGCCCTGTTACAATAAGCCACTTGAATTTATCCCACTTATCCCCATCCTTACCCTCCAGCTTGTTAAGCCTCTCAACGGTTTCATTCAGATCCCCACGCATATACTTAACCTCAGTAGCCAGCTCCTTTATAGCTCCGATCATCTCACTGTTACTTTTGAGTATCTCATCATGCTCATTAAGTCGATTAGTGTTACTCTTTGCTCGCTGTTCTACCTCAGTAAGTCTGTGCTCGATGTTAATATCTGCATCTGCAGCCATATCCATAAGATCCTCCTTTCCGCCATAATAAAAGGGAGAGCATTTAGCTCTCCCCCTGTGGCTTACTCTGCAAGCTCTGGTAAATCAAGATCAATGAGGATCTGCTTAACCTGCTCTCTGATTACAGGCGGTACATCATTGATCGTCTTTTTGCCCTTTACAATAAGGGTAGCGTAAATTACTGCCATAGCTTTTACCTCCTTTCTGAGTATTGTTTTTAAGATAATATTGAGTAACATACTACTCATTATCTCCGTCTAAGATTTTTTGTACGGCTTTTCTGAGATCCTTTGGTATATTATCAATAGTCCTTAACTCTTTGCGGATCAAAGTAGCGTAAACCTGTGCCATAATCTTTCTCCTCCCTCTTAGTTAGCTGATAACCCCAACATCTGCTCATACACATCTGCTAAGGCTAACTGTAAATCTGTAGCCTGCTCCTCTAAGGAACTGTTTTTCTCTGCCATGAGCTGGATGTACTCATCTTTCTCATAGATCTCCTGTGTTTCAATTTCAAACCCATCAAACCCAGAGCTAAGATCTCCCTCCTTAACCTCCTCATGGATCTCTTTGATACCTGTATTTACATATACATGGTAATCATCAATCTCAAGAGGCTTTACGCTCTCCGCTGTAGTTCTTACGTTTACAAATTTCTGCATTACCTTTTACCTCCTTTAAGTAATAATTGTGCATATATTCTACATTAGGCTCTACATATTTCTGGTATAGCCTAAAGCTATCACAATGCTGTAGCCAGCCCACATAGCTATTAAATGAGCACCACTCACTATAAGTAGGGCTCACATTGTTTTCTCTTTTACTGGAGATGCTAAGCATCCTACGCTTAAATGTTTTGCAAGTCGATTTTCTGAGTAAGGTATATTCTCCGAAAAATCTATAGCCTACAAAATCTGCACCTCTTACCTTAGTAGGAAATACCTGCCAGTTATGCTTAAGCACCTGCTTAAGATTTATCACCATAAACTCATCTAACTCTCTTTTGAGTTTGTGTAATTCCTCTTTACTGCTACCGAAAATAACCATATCATCCATGTATCTAAAGTAGTACTTAACGCCCTTAACCTCTTTGAGCCAGTGATCTACTACAGATAAATTAAAATTACCGTCATACTGGCTAACATAGTTTCCAATGGGAATACCTACGCCATCCACAAACTCTCTACCGTTATCGTCTATGATAATATTTACCGCCACACCTAGCCTCTGGAGGATCTCTATATTTTCCTCTGTGGCTGGACAAGTACTAATACTATCTATGATCTCATCCATTAACCAGATAAGCTCCTCATCCTTAAAGAGCTCTCTATACTTAGCCTTTAGTACATCGTGTACAATGCTGGGATAATACTTTCTTACATCCAGCTTTAAGCAATACTTTGTAGCTTCTGGATCTGATACTAAAATACTGGGTATCCACTTCTCCGCTACTACTTTTCCATCTTTCTTAATCTTTTTCTTATACCCTCGTAACTGATTGATAATAGGCTGGATCCCTCTGTTAGGGATTGCACTATAGGTATCCTTTGTCATGGAATTAAGTAAGTAGGGCTCTATAACCTGTAAGATAGCCCATTGACATATACGGTCTGGATAGTACGGTAACTTATAAATCTCCCTCTCCTTATTACTCTCTTTCTTTGTAAAGATTTCATATTCTGAGGTATGATACCTGTGTTCTATTAGATTTTCCTGTAGCCTCTTTAGGTAATGATCCAGATCTTTCTCTATATACTTTACCTCTGCATACCACCCTTTACCTCTCTTTGCGTTCTTGTGGGCTTTTCTAAGATTATCCATATCGCATATCTTAGAAAATAAATCTCCAGTATCTTTCATGTGTTTTGGCACCCACCTTATCATAATTTTGTATGTGCATAAGAGGGAGCTAACTACCTGTTGTAGTACCCCTGTGCTATCGTTCACATAACAATCAGTTCTTAGCTTGCTAGGCTAACATGGTTTACGGATCTCTCCGCACATAAGCACCCTCTTAGCTATTTTTTACCGCTCCTCATAGAGGAGTTTTATGTTTTGGCAAGAGCCACGGTAGCTAAATCTCACTTATATAAATAAGTGTCATGGTGTAACACACTTTTACTATTTTTCTTTTTATATGCACATATAGTAAGTGACTGCTGATATTCCGATTGCGATTAGAGGAGGTATTATTCAGATTAAGATACCATGCACCACATTTAGTACCATTATTCCATTTACCACCTAATTTAGTAACACGAAACGCCTTTTAGCTACCGACAAAAAGGGTAATAAAAAAGAGCTTTACAGCCCTCTCTATTACCCTTTTTGATTTCTTTATTTTGTTGAGTTTATGATGCTATTGTTATGCACTGATCTTTGTCTGAGGCACATACAGCAAGCGACCGCCGACAGCCCGATTGCGATGAGAGGAGGCAGTATCCAGATCAAGATACCACGCACCACATCCAGCACCAAGATGCCACCTACCACCCAATATAGCAACACGAAACCCATCATTGTTATTCCAATAATAATCTCCTACTGGGAGGTTAGATGCACCGTTATGCTCCGCACAAAGGAAAAGATCTGGATGATCCTCATCATATCCAAAGCCACTAATATAGCCCCCTCCTGTAGCAATATTAAAATCTAAGGCTTTGTATCCATCGGCTGTAGTATCATCCTTACACTCTCCATAAGGCTTAACAAAAGCATTGTATACTCCGCTTGCCTTATCGTTATAAATATTGATAGCATCCAGCCAAGTCCAGATATTACCCCAGAGGTTTTCCTCTCCTCTGTAAGATACTGAGCACTTACCATCTACTCCAGCGTTAGGATCAATACCAGAGCCATTACCTAAGCCAGAGGTAGCACCTGTTACTACAGCCATGTTAGTAGATCCATCGTCTGTAAAAGTACTTACGCCCTGTCCGATAACGCTTTGAGCGTTCATAGAGGCATACTCCACTAAGATAAGCCACTGAGTAGCTGTAAGAGCGAAAATGTTATGAGATTTCCAGCCCTTACCTCTGTTAGTACAGAGCTTTCTTACATTTGCTCTAGTGAGGTTCTGTGTAAGTCCACTGGCTGGCTTAGCACCTGCGATAGATGAGAGCATATCTGTAGCAAAATCCGCTACCTGCTCATCTGCCTTAAGGTATGCTCCAGCGGAGGTATCAAAGATAGATCCCTCAAAAGCTGAGAGGTAAATCTTATCCTGTAAGATACCGTTATCATCTAAGAAACCATCCACAGGCTTAAATCCTGCCTTAGGTGTAGGGCTAATATAAAATCTAGCCTTATCATATTTCTTACCTCTACCAGAGGAGGAAACGCTGGATTTTACAGGCACAACCTTAGTATAGAATAAAGGCTGTTCTACCATAGTCTGTACCTTAGTACCGCTAGGATATTCTGTAGTACCCTTTGTAATGGTAGCTGAGGTAGCTCCTGCCTCTGAGTAACCTGTTTCCCCTCTGTAGGCTACCATAACGCCCTCATTAGTAAGGTTACATCTCTTTCTACCACCCCACGGAGTGAGCTTATCAAAATCTGCACCAGATGTAAGATTTTCTGCTCCTGCTAATCTTGTAAATTTCTTATTTACAAAATCAACCTCCACACCGTATACATCGGAGCTCTCATAGCCTACAAAGCTCTTAACATCGTCAATCTGCTCCTGTAAATTAACGATCTGAGCTACTGTAGCTCCAGCGGTAGGATCTACATTTACCTTTACGCTAGAGGCATTAGATACCGCTGTTACAAGATCCACCATAAGGGAGCTTACACCGATACCATTAAATGGAGGCATATAATCCGCTGTAGCGGTACTCTCATCTGCTACTGAGATACTGTAGAGGATCTCTCCAGCCTGTGGATCATTTGCATAAAGTCCTAAGTTTCTTACATAATAACCCTGCCCTAAGGTCTGATTAGAGAAACTAGCGGATACTGTTACATTAGATCCATTCTTTCTCACTACAGAGGCTACCTTTTCCTCCTGTTTGATAGTACCGATACCTGTCATACTTGCCAGATCTCCAGATAACTTAGTATCGGATACTTTGATCTTAGTAAACTCCAGCTTAGTAGTACCTGCTACCACTTTTGCTAAGAGTTCCTGTCCTTTTTTTGTGATTACTGCACTCTTAAAAGCACCCATTTTATCACACTCCTTTTCTTTAATTTATTGTAATAACTGTAGCTGTGTTTACAGGGCTTGCTACAGTAGTATTACCGCTGTTAGTTGCTTTGCTGTTAATATCGTGGGTAATGATCTTAGTAAACGCCATTCCAACGCCTACTCCCTCATAATGAGGGCTTTCTACCTCATCCTTTACAGCTATATCCATTGTGATAGCTCCAGAGGAGCCTCCTGTAGATAATGCCTGTGCTACATTGAGATCTGAGCTCTGATTTACAGTACTCTTTATATTGTGAGTGATAATGTGAGTACCAGCTCTGCCTAAACCTACACCGTAGTACATAGGGCTCTCTGTAGCTACCCTAGGGTTAATATCGTTGGTGATCTGATACCTCATAGTCACACAGGATACTACCGCCACACTAAAAGGAGTTGTATTTCCCTCCTCCAGAGTGTTTTTAAGATCCAGTACCAGATTACATGGGATCATATCCTGCAAAATAGAGGAGATCGTATCAAACGCCCCCTCTATCCCTAAATGAGTTATAATCTCTAAAAAATAATTTTTATAATCTGGATTTACGCTAAAGTTATCATCTCCACAGATACTAATGAGCCTGTTATAAAGCTCTTTCTCCGTATAAGGTACCTTATCGTTCCACTTAACCAGCACATTAAAACGCCTTGTTTCTAGGCTGGCTCCTGCCTCTGGGTAAATACCCATCATATCCTCAAAACGCTTAATACCGTACTCATCCGCTGTTTCTATAAACATATTGTTAAGAGTACGCTCAATCTGTTCTAGGATATATTTAAGCTCTGGCGTTTCCGCCTTAGCTATCTCCTTAAATTCCTTAAGCTGTCGGAGTACAGGCATCCAATAGCCTAATAGATCAATTTCTCTAGCCATTGTCTACCCTCCCTAAAAGAGGTATCTCCTCCTGTGCTAATGCTAAGTTACTGGCTACACCGTTTAGCTGTGTATCTGCTACATCTAAGATCCCATCCAGATTAAGGAGCCTGTTTTCTATCTGGGAGATACGCACTACTAAGTTACCTTTCTCCCAGTTCTTACGCATCTCCAGAAAATACGCCTCCAGAGTTTCCTCCGCCTTAGGTTTTACCTGTGACCACTGGTAGCCATCATTTAGGGTTATTCTGGATTTTATGCTTACTGTCTTACCTACAGCGGATACTACTGTTACTGTATGCCCTATAGGAGCTATGCCACTACCTGTACCCTGTGGATCTGGATCTATAGCCTCCTGCACCGCTTTTACAAGCGTGCTAGATGCTACCCCAAAATCACTGTTGATAATGATTAACTTAACAGTGCCTCCCCCATTCCACACAGGGATAACCACTGTACCGCCTACACCATCCAGAGCATCGGTTTTCTCTACATAATCCTGCTTATTACCACCAAAAGGGTTACTATCAAAGGAATTAAGGTATCGTGTCCTTAGAGCCTCTGTATCCTCCTCATCCTCCGCTGGGATAAGGAGCTCTGTAAGCTCTCCAGTAAGATCCTTATCAATGTACTCAATGGGGCTAAGCTCTCCAAAAAACTTATTACCATTAGTACCCTCTGTTTCACACTCCATCTGGTAATAAAAATAGCCATCAGCACTCTCCATAAATGCTGTGGCTACATAGTTAAGCTCATTCAGATTAAATCTGGATCCTATAGGGATCTCCATATTAAATTTACCCTTTAGAGTAGCCTTAGTAGCCTCATAAGGGATAATACCTCTCTCCTTACAGCGGAGGATTAGAAACTCTCTTACTGCGGTATCTGCATACCCATTATTTACGATATTACCTAGCTGGATATATACATCTGCGTGCTCTGCGGATACAGGGGCTATAGCGTTCATAATAACGGAGCCCTCACGCTTATCTACATCACTTGCCACCCTTGCTAGGGATCTATCTAATATATTTTCGTATGTCTGATCCTCATACATCCATTTCCACCTCCTTACTACCTACATCTGTTACCAGAGTAAATTTTATATGGAGTACATCTTTAATCTGGGATACCTCCAGATCTTGTACTCCTGTTATGTGCTCATTCTCAAATAAGCACTCCTCCATATACCGCCTTACCTCACTGTTAAGGTATTCCTCGCTGTAGCTATATCCGATGAGATCATAAACCTCATCCCCATAACCCCAGCTATAAATAATCCAGCGGTATCTCTTAGCCTTAAGAGCTAAGTAAGCCCACACACAAAGAGCATCCACACCAGTTACTATCCTCCCTGTGAGTGTACCTTTTTCAAAGTCTATCTCATACTCACGGATAGAGGAGGCTGTTACCTCTTGATCCGCTAGAGTAAGATCCTCTGTTGTTGCAAAAGGAAATAAACTCATTTACGCCTCCACCACCCTTGCTATGATTACATACTTGTTATTATCATTAAGTTTCTGTACCAGCACCATATCCCCAGCCTTAAGCCCATCGGTATAGGTTATCTGGCTCTGTTTCCATACCCTAGTATCTGGATCTGGGTTATCCTTACTAGCAAAACCGTTACTCTGTGTAGTATCCACAGATACTCCAGATACATAAGGTACTTTTATTTGTCTGGTATACCCTGCTACTAAGTAATCTGCTATATACAGATCCTCAGCATTGAGTACCAGATCATCTATCTTTACGCTGTTAGAGCTTTGCATTACTCCTATCTGGGCTAAGGTAGGATTGCTTTTTGCTCCCTGTGATTTCATCATATCTAAGAGCTCCAGATATATATGATCGCTTTTCATTCTCTCATCATCTGCCATGCTATCCCTCCTTAGTATCCATCATTTGTTTTAGAGTTACTGTTAAGCTCATGGTAGCTACTCCATTCTGCCATGTGTGAGTATCTGCATCTATCCACACTACACCGCTGAGCCCTGTAGAGCTATCTCTTACTACCGCCCCTGCTCCTGTTACTGCCTCATTGAGGTTTACACATTCCAGAGTAAAGGTTTTCTCAACCGTCTTAAACATACTCTTAGCTGTGGTAGTAGCATCCTTGCCCTCCTCTTTAGTGTAGGTCTGTTGGAATATACCATACTTTTTCACATCTGCATCATTTTGTACTACTCCCTGTGGCTTGCCCTCTCCGTCATATATACGAACCTTATTAACCATGTTAGTAATGCTCTCTTTATAGTTGGAGCTGGTAATATTGCTATCCTCCGTGATCTCAATACTGCATACCACCTTACCCATTTCCTCCACATTGAGGTAGCCTTTTTTAGCTACCACTCTGTAGCTTACTCCGTTCTGTTGGTACGCTTGTGTATAGGCTCTCATAATAATCTCATATATAGATACATTCTGTACTATGAGTTTCTGTGTTAGCCCTGTCTGAGCTAAGGAGCCTACAGGGATCTCCATATCATCACATACCATCTGAGTTATCGCCTCCGCTGTTTTAGAGCTAAAATTATAAGTGGCGTTACTCTTGATGGTATAGAAAAGAAGATCATAACAGGTATAAGTAACCGTACCTGTGGTACTACTTGCCTCCCTCTCTACCACAAAGCCCCTAAAGAGCTCTGTTTTCCCATCATCCTCAAAGAGATAAACAGGATCCGCTAAGTTGATGGTAAGAGGAGTAATATTTTTATCTAGGGGAGCGTTTACAATGTGTAGCTCTAACTTTCTAGCTACCTCTGATCTGCTACCTCCCCAGCTCATAGAGGATACATACTCTGTAATGTCTGTATCCTTATGCACTACTATCACTCTTACCACCTCCTAAGGGATCGTTAATACTTGATTAGGATAGATAAGATTAGGATTTTTTATCTTATCCCTGTTAGCATTATAGATCTTAGTATATTGAGCTCCGTTACCGTAAAACTGTTTAGCTATTTTCCAGAGGCAATCCCCACTTTTTACCGTGTAGGTTCTGGCTGTACTAGCCTGTGGTTTTGTAGCCCTTACTGTAGGCTTTACAGTAGCTATAGTAACAGTAGCTTTCTTTGTCTTTATTTTTTTGTACTCTTTTAAGCTACAGGTATAATAAATATCGCCTGTAGCATCCTGCTCTCCCCACACAAAGCTCTCTACTGTAGCCTCCATGTTAAGAGTGCCTGTAATTATAACCCTTATAGGAGTACCAGACTTTCTCCAACTCTCGATTTTCTCTACATAAGCTAGTGGCTGTTTACGCCCTGCATTATTGCTAAAGTTATAAGCTTTTGCTGGAAAAAAAGACTTAAGAGAAATTTCTCTTAAGCCTGTATTTCCGATAAGGTTTATATCTCCCACCTGTATGACATTAACCACCGTATTTTTATGGGATACGGATACCGTGTAATCTGACGGTTTTACAGGTAGTTGAAATTTATCACTATTCTGTTGTAACCAAAATTCCACTAAGCATCCCTCCTTATACAGTGTTAGGTAATAACTTTTTAAGTCTGGCTACCATATCATCCACTACCCTATCAGCATCAGCCTCTTTCTGGATAATTACTGTATCTGCCAGCTTTTCAATAGTTACTTTACCTACTCCGCCTACACTAGGCGTATTGCCATCTTGTGGATTTACTGTACCTCCTGTACCTCCGTTATTATCCTGTGGATCATCTGGATCCCTGTCTAAAGGTGTAACATCCTTAAGCTGTACACCTCTGGTACTCATCCGCCTCTCATACTGATCCGCTTGATTTCTTGTTAAGACTTTCTCTCCTTGATGGAGGATAGCTGGGTAATTATCGTATGGTACTCTGTCTTTACCATAGGCAAAACCTAAAGCACTCTTAACCTTGCCTCCGATACCTCCTACAAAGTCCTTAGCCTTTGAGATTGCACCACCAATTTTATCAACAAAACCACTGATAGCATCTATCGCTCCGCTTATTACACTTGTTACGGTTCCTATCGCTGTAGATACAGCACTGGAGATACCACCGAAGATAGTAGATACCGCATCAAATAAGCCTTGAAATACACTCTTAATGGTTTCTACGATAGTGGTAATCGTAGAGCTTGCACTGTCGAAAAATCCACAGATACTACCCCAGATCTGAGAGATGTATGGAGCTAAGAAATTGAATACCGTTTCAATTCCTGTAAGTAGCCCATCCACCACCGTAAGGATCACATCTACTACCGCACTGATTATAGGGGCTAAGGTCTGCCATACAGTAGATACTACTGTTACTACTACAGATACAATAGTTTGGAATAATCCCATGTGATTACCGATCATGGTAAGTACTTGCTGGATCACATTTCCCACAAAAGTAAAAATAGAGCTCAATGTAGGCATAATAGCTACAATCGCACCTACCACTACTGTAATGATCTGTTGGATCACTGGCATAGCTGTTACGATGATATTAGTAATAGTCTGGATCACTGGCACAATATAAGGGATGATCTGAGATACACCACTCATAATCGTACTAATTACCTGCCCTACTACAGGAGCTATCTGTTGTACCGCTGAGATAATCGGAGGGATGATAGGTAAGATCGTATTGATCGCCTGTACTATTCCATCCTTAAGCCCAGAGAACATACTAGCAATACCGCCACCGTCTACCTTTACATTAAAAAGCTGATCGAAAATAGCTTGTAATGCTCCAGTATCAATACCGATATTACCCAGCCCTGTAAAGATTGCATCCTTGATAGATGTAAGGAGTGGTAATACATTTTCCTTAATCTGAGGAGCTACCTTTTCTACCGCTGTTCCTATTGCTGTAGGCAAGTTGCTAAAAATCGTCTGGAGCATCGGTATAAAGTTACCAAAGAAAAAGGTACTTGCACTCTCTACCAGCTCTCCCATACTTCTAGCTACTGCCTCTCCATCCCCTATAGATAAATTACCTAAGAGGTTAGTAACTGAGGCTTTCATCATCGCAAAAGATCCGCTAAAGGTCTGCTCTGCCTCTCTTGCTGTGGTTCCTGTGATATTTAATTTATCCTGTATTACTCCGATAGCTGTATATACATCCGCTAAGTTGTTTATATCGTACTTAGTACCAGTGATAGCCTGTGCATCCTTAAGGAGCCTATCCATCTCCTCCTTAGTACCACCATAACCCAGCTTAAGGTTATCCAGCATCGTGTAATTTTGCTTTGCAAAGCCTTGATAAGCGTTCTGGATGGATCCCATATCAGTACCCATCTTGTTAGCGTTATCCGCCATATCTATCATAGCTTTGTTAGCAATCTCAGCGGATTTATTTGTATCTCCTGCACACGCACTCAAAAGAGAGGCACTAAATGAGGTAACATTTTCCATATACTCATTAGCGGATAAGCCTGTAGTTTTATATGCTTGATTAGCATACTGTAACATCTTATCTACCGCTGAGGTATCTGTACTACCATCGCTATTAGTCTTTGTGTACAGTGTTTCCACACCGCCTATACTTTGCTGTAGTTTAGCTCCCTCTCCTAAGGATTTACCCATAAGAGCTGTAGCTCCTGCTCCTGCAATTCCTACAGCGATTGTTACGCCTTTTGCAAGGCTCTTAAGTGTACTACCGATCTTACCCAGTACAGCACTAGCCCCATCCTTTACCGCTACCATAGCCTTTACAGACATATTACCGATGGATTTTAAGCTACTGCCTATACCGTGGAGGATCTTACTAGCGCTGTCTTTTACTGCTATCAAAGGCTTAGCTACTACCTTACCTACGGATTTCAGTACACCGCCTACCTTACCCAGAGGAGCACTTGCTTTATCCCTCAGAGTAACAAAAGGCTTAGCTACTGTTTTCCCTACAGATTTTAGGGAGTTTCTAACCTTTGTGATCCCTCTAGTGGCTCCATCCTTAATAGATATAAAAGGCTTAGCCACCAGCTTTCCTACTGTTCGTACACCTACCCTTATTTTATTTAATCCAGATGTAGCTCTATCGTGGATCCCTACCGCTACAGAGGTAACTCTATCTCGTAGCCCACCTAAGGTATTTTTGATTTTAGCTAAGCCCTGTGAGGCTAAATCTCTGATCTTTACAATCGGAGTAAAAGTAGTGGCTATCTCTTTAAGCCTCTGCTTAATCTTTCCTACTGTACTAACCGTGAGATCCTTTAGCTTAATCACTGGAGAGAATACCTTTTTAGTAAGATCCTTGATCCTCTGGGTTATTCTCTCTACCTTTTCTGTGGCTTGATCGTTTACCTCCACTCTGGTTAATGCTCTCACATTTCCCAGCCTGTGTACTCTACTCTCTACCTCATTGATAGTAGGAGAGGCATTATCCTCTACCTCCACATCTGGAGTAGCTGTGGTAGTATTGACGGTATCTAAGGTATCCTGTATAGCACCAATAACCCCAGAGGCGTTATCCTGTAAGGATACCTCTGGGGATACTGTTGTATTGCCTACACTATTTACAGTTTGTCTAACGCTCTCTACTACTCCAGAGGCGTTATCCGTAGCATTGATAGTAGCATTAACCCTTGTACGCCCCATCTGTTGCATACTCGCATTAGTTTTATCTACCTGCTCCGAAAACTCACGCTGTAAACCTAGATTTTTCTTAAGGGTAGCATACATATTATCTTTCAAATAAAGTTTTGCACCAAACTCTACCGCCATATATGCCACCTCCTCTATGTGAGTAGATTGATATTGTACATAACACTCTTACTCTTATCTGCCCTCTCCAGCTCTTTGTTATTATCATCTCTCTCCTGCTCATAAAAAGCCTGTAATACTAAGAGCTCGCCTCTAGGCAATTTGTAAAATACAGATGGGAGTACTCTACCGTGTTTCCAGTAGTAGTACATCATCTGGGTAAGCCCATCTGTACTTATGAGTTTTTTACTTCTTTAACCGCATTATCTCCGAAACCTGCCAGCTCAGAGATCTCTCCGTAAATCTTAGCGATCTCTCCAGAAAGTAAGATCGCTCTTACCAGATCCTTAGGAGTAGATACCTTAAACTTACTCATAAGCTCCTTATTTTTGAACATTGGAGCACCTGTAGCATCTACTACGCCCTCGATCACTGTAAAGAGCTGGAGCTGGGTAATATCAATATCCGCATCCTTGCCCTTTACATCAATGCTCATATCCTGTATCTCCTCAAACTTAGCTGGAGTAATCGCCTTAATAGTGAGGATAAACGGAGCACCGTATACCTGTGATAATCTGGTAATCTCTACCTCCTTAGTAGGGAGCTTAATCTCTCCCACATCGGATCCTAAGAGGAGATCTAAGATATTAACCGCCTCTTTCTTTTCTGTTTCCTCTGCCTGTACTGCCTCTGTATTTACATTCTTTGTAGCCATTGTATAGCCCTCCTTAATTTTTCATATAATAAAAATAAGGGGAGGTTTTACCCTCCCCACACTGCACTCTTATAACTCTTACTGAGGAGTAATCTGATCTAAGTACTCGTACCCTGTAAAGGTAAACGGAGCCTCCGTTTCAAGAGGTTTCTGAGCCTCCCAATCAAAGAGAGTAAGATCATCCATCTGTACTCCTGTGATAGATACACGCTCTGCACCGTAAGCATCTGGATCCGCTAACTTACTGATAAGCGTAAAGCGTACATCCTGCTTATTTCTAACCATGTTAGCTACCTTAATAGCCATTCTGGAATTTACCTTGTGCATAGTAAGAGATCCTGTACCCTTACATCCGACAACCTTGTTATCAGTGAAGAAAGTACCGCACTGTTTAATCTCCTCTTTTGTAAACTCTACCTTTGCCTGTGCCTTATAGCACTCTCCTACATAATCTCCGTCTAACCAGAGCTCTCCAAAGGTACCGTTACAAATTCGCTTAGTTTCTACTGCCATCTGTAATTACCTCCTTAATCCTTATTGATGAAAATATCTACATCCTCGATAGCATCTAAGATAGAGATAGTACCCTTAAGGAATACATGAGAGCCTGTATTAGCCTCCTTAATAGCCTGCTCATCCATCTCAGAGGTATCTACTCCGATACTCTCTAAGTACTGTTTCTGCTTAGCTACATTGATCTCCATAGTAGAGCTATCAGCCTTAAGCCAGCCCTTACCGCCCTCTGTAGCCTCCAGCCCTCTAAGGTAGCCCTTGATAGCTGTAATCAGTAAGCACTTATTATCATAAGAGTTACTGTAGTTACCGATGTAGCTCTTGTTAATAGTGCTGTAAATATCTCCCTCAATCTGATCCTGTATAGCATTGATCTTGATTTTCTGGAGATCCGCTGTTTCTACCTCTGTAACTGTAGTGAGGGAGTTTACACCTCTTGCAATTACAACACGCTCTCCATCGTTATAGAGAGTGAGCTTACCAGCATCAATAGCGGTATCTACTTCCTCATCACTATCTACCAGAGGGATAGCTGTTACCTCAGTAAGAGGCTTATAGGTAGCGGATACTCTGAGATCTAAGCCAGCTAACAAGCCAGCAATTCTACTACAGTACTCCGCCTCTGTGTACTGCTTTTCTCCTACCTCAATCTTATCTGTAGCGGAGCTGTTTACTACCTCAAAGTTAATAACGCCCCTGCTATCTCCAGCGGTCTTAGGGAGTACTGCTACAGGTCTGCGTACAGAGTTCTTTCTGATACCCTTAACCCATGTAGCCAGCTTAGTAGCCTCCTCTGCGGTAAGATCTGGAGCTCCTACAATGTAATTTACTTTCTGTGTAGCAAAATACTTTGTAGCCTCATCGTAACTCTCTGCTGTTGTATCCATCGTGTAGATAATTACCTTAGATGGAGAGCCGATAAACGCTCTCTCAATATAAGCGGTATTCTCTGCACTAAAAGCACTATCTCCAGTAGGGATCTCATCCACACTACGGAGCACCATAGCCCCCTTGTTTTTGGCATCCTTAAGCATAATACCTACAATGCCTGTAGATCCGTTCTGGATGGCTGTTACTGCCTTTTTGGAAAACTCAATAATAATATCTGGTAATCCCATTCTGTTTAACCTCCTATCCGTTTGTTACTGTCTTTGTTTCAATATCCACATCTCCGATAAGCTCATAGTTATCCTCTACAGGTACATCCTCTGTAAAGTTGAGAGTGATCTTTACATATAAAGCTCCCTCACTAACCCTCACATCATCGGAGTAGTTTTCTATCTTTGCATATCTAGGCTTTTCCTTTATTCCAGCTAAAGGGATCACAGGTACAACCCTCTTAATGAGGAAAAGCCTTTTAAGCTCCTCCTTTACCTCATAGAGTTTTTCCGCTACCACTTGATTAGCCTCGTTTCTTTTCGCAAAGTAAACAATCTGGAATATCGGATCATCCTCATACACATTGATATTTTTTAGCTCGCTACTGCCTGTAGCCAGCGTTACATAAAAGCTGTTACGCTCAAAGTTATTAGGAACCTCCTCTATATGCACTGGCACCCCAGAATAAGCGGAGGCTATAACCCTGCATACGCTATTAAGCAATCTCATAAGCTACCTCCCTCTATCTCTCTGCCTATTTGCTGTAAAAAGCTCTCTACCAGCCTGTTAAGTCTGGGCTTAGCATCCTGCATACCTTTTTCCATAAAAAAAGAGCCATTTACATAGCTCTCTTTTAACATGATCCCTTTTTGGTTCCTGTTCTTAAGGTATTTAGCTTTTCCGCCTACACTCAGCTTATCCGCTGGTAAAAATCTCTTATGCTGTACATGACCATCATTTACATACAGAGCATACTCTACATTAGTTCCCACCTCTACAAAATCGTGAGGTATCCCCTCTCCAAAAATGGTAATACTATCTACTAACCGTGAGGTATCTACTGGCACATGAGGTATAACCTCGCCATGATAGATATTAGCCATCCTCTGGAGGAGGATCTTTTTTTTATCCGCCCATTTATCCACAAACTTACTAAAGTTCTCTACAAAATCATCCCAGCCCTCGATAGTAAAGCCCTCCACTATACCTCCTCCTCACTGAGGAGCGATACAATGAGCTGAGTACGCTTTTTATAAGGCTTATCTGCAATAGCCTTAAACTCCGTACTCATAATAGGCTTATCGTACTCATCCAGCTCATAGATATATAAAATATCTCCCCTTTTGATAGGAGCCTCTGGATCTGTGTAGAGTGTAAGATCTGTGGTATTCTTTTTCTGTGGCTGGAGCTGTGCTGTGGTAGTACTACTCTCTGCGGTATGGCACTCATAAGTACCAACCTCTACAAGAGTTTTATTAGGGCGATTAAACTCTCCTAAAGTTGAGGAGTATCTTTTTACTACCACCTGCTTATCATAGAGAAATTGCATACCTTAGCCCTCCTTATATCCGCCTACTGGATCATCCAGCGTATAGGATCTAGGGAATAACTGGCGGTATGGGTACAGCTTTTTTTCTACTGATACAGGTAATGGATCATCAAAGGTTACACTCTCATCCGCTAAGGTATAAGAGCTCTCCCCCTCAGCCCCCAGCTTTCTAAATCGCTGGATAGCTAAATCCTCCTGCACATTCTTAAGCTGTTTAGGGAATACATCCGTATATCCTGTAATAATACCAGCATCGTTAGTAAGAGCCTCTATAAAGGTATCTCTACAAAATGCCTCTATATCCTCTCTTGCTTTCTCTAAGAGCACTGTTAATAGCCCCAGCTTTTTTGTGTTATCCTCCGATATTCCACAGAGGATCCTACAACGCTCTAAGCTATCCATAGGAGATCCCTCCTTATTCCTCTACAAGCTCTACGCCCTCTAATCCAGCCAGATACTTAGCTACTGCTAAATTGTCTGTACTAGCCTTACCATCACTGAAATACACGCCTACAGCGGATACAGTTAAGTAAGGATTTTCAGAGGTAAAGTGATACACCTTTTTAGGCTTATCCTCTTTCTTTTCCTCCTGTTCTGGAGTTACCTCTGGGGATACAACACCCTCTGTAGGAGCCTCTGTACCCTTTTCCTGCTCCTGTTTTTCATCGGCTGGAGCATTTACCGCCTCTTTCTTTTCCTCCTGTTCTGGAGTACTCTGTGCTTTTCTAGGCATACCCTTTTACCTCCTTACCAAAAATTAAAGACTTGCCTCTGTGATAGAGATCTTAGATCCTGCATGGCTGTTAAGGAGCTTGATTGTACTCTCATTAAGTACATGACCTTTGAAATAATCTCCAGCCTTAGGGAGATCCTCATAGAAAGTACCTCTAAGCTCTGCGATCTGTACCTCTCCTAAGTCTACTGTAAGGATAGTCTTAGGATCAGCGTAACGATCCAGTACTAAAGAGATTTCTCCAAAGTCTGTTACGATCTTCTGTACTCCGATACCAAGTACATTCTGCATAGATCCGTTATCTCCTAAGAAACGTACATTGTTACCTGCCTTAGCAAGATTGTTAATCATACGCTTAATATTTGCATTTACAAAAGAGAAATACTCTCCCTGTGCTCCATGCTCCCACATCTTCTGGAGTGCATCTAAGAAGTGCTCCTCTGTAAGGGCTCCCTTAGTTTCTACCACGTTTCCAGATGCTACCAGATTAACAAGTCCGTTCATCTGTCTAGGAGTAGATCCGCTCTCCAGAGCCTTAGTACCGTTAAGGAAATACCACTCCATATCTCTCTTAGTTTCTACTAAGCGATCCTGTACCTCACTATTAAATACATCGTTGATACCCTTAGGATTAAGGGATCTAGCTGTACCAGATACCTGTGTTACCTTTTCGATAATCTGACACACGTTAGAGAGAGTTTTTCTGCTAGATGTAATAACATCTCCTGCCTCAGCACCTTCTAACTTAAGAGTACCTCTATCAGAGTTAAGCTCCTTTTCTCTCCATGTTACTGTAATATCGTTTGCTGGTACTACCTGCCCTCTACCCATGAGCAAAGTAGTAAGCGGAGTATCTGTAGGAGATACCAGCTTAATCTCCTCTGTGAGGTCTACAACCTCATTCTCCAAAAAATCAGCTCTTTTAACCATTCCTGCCATTGTTATTTACCTCCTGTTTGAGTTATTTTTGTTTTGAGGAGCTGGCTTACTCCTCATTTTCCTTGTTTCTGTATGCCCCTAACTTCTCGTTAAGCATACCCTTTACATTTCCAGCCTTTTTGTACGCATCATACTTAGTTTCATCTTTCTTGTTAGATGAGGATCCTGTAGCTGGAGTGGATCCTTTGAGAAACTCAGCTTTAGCTTTTGCAACTTCCTTAGCTACCTCAGCATCAAAGAGCTTTTTCATACCCTTTACTCTCTCAGTGAGCTTAGCTTTACGCTCATCCTCATCTGTGATAGTTGCTAAGTCCTCTACAGCGATAAGATTTCTAAAGCCAGCATCCAGCCCCATCTCCTGTACTGCATCTACTACATCCAGCTTTAAGCCCTTGATAGTAAGATCCAGATCTCTCTTAGCCTGTGCCTGTAAGCGTTCCTGCTCCTCTGCCTGTCTACGCTCATCCTCTGTCATTTTTTCCTTAGCCTGCTTATCCGCCCACTCTTTTTCCTTTTTCTTGATAGCATCCGTTACTCTCTTATCTGCCATCTTTTCATACTCTTTCTGGAGTTCTGCTCTGATCTCCTCCTCTGTCTTTACCTTAGTAGTATCTGCACCTGCTCCAGTAGTGTTAGCGTTAGCTGTGGTATTAGTCTGGGTACCGTTACCCTGCTCCTGTGTCTGTGTAGCTGTGTTTGTGTTTACATCTGCCATAGTTGTTATCCTCCTTAAAATGAGTTATATAGTGCGGATCCCTCGTAAGTTATCTGCAAAATATCCCTACTGTTTCTACATAAGTTAGGGTAAATATCTGAAGAAAATATGTATTTACTATGTAATCTTTTTTCAGTTTCTTTAGATTTTTATTTCAGAGCAAAAAAAAAAGCTAACAAGTTTTTACACCTGTTAGCCTCTCCTGTGAGTTAATCCCACATATCATCCTCTGGTAAATCCTCCAGCACTTTATAAAAGTTAGGGATCTCTGCTATCGTCTTACCCTCTTTAATCTGAGTAAGTACCTCTATCTTTTCATCTAAGAGCTCATCACTATCCAGATTAAAATATTTCATCTCTGGAATACCGATAGCATAAGATAAAAGATCCATAATCTGTATTTTCTTTTCCTCCATTACTTAGGCACCTCCTTTAACATAGCCTCCACGCATCCTCTCAATGCTGTTACAATCTCTGGATAATCCTCAGCTAAAATATCTATAAGCTCTGGATGTCCTATGCAAAGAGAGGCATAGTTAGCTAAACTCTCTGAGCAATTAGGATTAGTCCTACGCCTATCTGTATAATAAGCGGATCCGTGACCGTATGTAACCTGTCCAGTATCTCTAAAAGTTCCCTTACTTACTGCATCGTAAATATCCTGTAATCCAGATACTCCGCCTCCAAAGAGAGCTCTACGCTTATTATCCGCCTCCTCATTAACCTCTTTTTGCAACTTCTTAAAAAGGCTGTTGTACTTTTTCCAATCAATCGCTCCAGATCTATACTGCTCCTTAAGTTTCTCATGCTGTATATCAAAGGCTTCTTGTTTCTCTTTATATATTATATCACACTCTTTAGCAAAATCTTCAAAGAGCTTTTTAGCCTTATCTCCGATAACTGGAGTAGCCTTATCAAACGCCTCTACAAGAGGTTTATAAGACTGTGAAAACATATTGCTAGGTAATTTATCTTTATTATCCTTAACAGTTATCAGCATATCTAAAAAGTGCATCTCCTCATGGAGGTTAGTATCATAGGTGCCGATATAATTAGGGTTTATTTTAGGGATACCCACATCCACAACATAATCAAAATTTTTATTCCACGATCTCTTAACCCTGTGCTCCCCATGTGTTACCTTTAATACTACCTCATCGGATAGCCCATCACACAATTTATCCATCTTAGTATATAGTGCTACCACATTAGGATCTGTGGATGTTTTAGAGTTCATATAATCTAATAGAGCTTGTGTATTTTTAGCCTCTGGCTTAGTTGCATAAAAAGCCTGTGGATAATCTGTGAGCTTAATCTGTTCTGGTATAGGAGTAGGAGTTTCTTTAAGCTCTTTCTCTACTGCCTTTGTACTAACCTTTTCTACAGGTTTTACCTCCTCCTGCTTTTTAGCCTCTGCCTCTCTCCACTTCTCATAGTTCTCAGCACCTCTAACGGATCCTGTAAGCTCGTTAAGCTCATTATCCTCAAAGGTATCACTTACTACAGGGATATATACACATCTACAGTTAGGATGGCGTGGGAGAGTAGGCTCCTCTCCCCTTTTGAATACTTTACCATTATCCGCTCTACAATACTGGCAAGTTCTACTATCTCCGCCATTAGCACAGCGGTATCTAAGCTCCTCTACCCCAGTATCTTTATATACATCATCGTGAGCACAATAGGTAACTCTCTTTGTTTCTGTCCTTGCTACTCTCTCAGCGTTATATCTGGCTGTATCTATGCCCTTATTGATCCTATCCGTGATCTGAGGTATTCCCTCTCCCAGTATCATACTCTGAGTAAGTCCTACCCTTAAATTTCTCCCCAGCCTCTCCTTATCCTGCCAGAGCCTATCTGAGAACATAGCACCACTCCACGGATAATCTAAGGTTTTCTGTATCAGAGCTGGATTAAGCCTGTTAAAATTAGCCTTTACCGTTATGCTCTGCCCCAGATCGTATACCTGCCTTAAAAACTGATCCGTATAGATATTACTAAGCCCTTGCCTAAAGGTAATCTGCTCTTTCTGTCCTAAGGCTTTTATCTGCTCTCCGATCTGCTCAAATAATCCTCTACTCCGTGTGAGTGCTGATTGATTAGCATAGCTCCACTCTCCCCCAGCCTTTTGTACCTTTGCTATGGTTTCTGTTACGCTGGCAAGGATCTCTTTCTGGCAACTAGCATAAATAGAGGCTAAGACTTTCTCCATCTTAGCCTCATCCTCAAACGCTTTGAGATTATTTTTAAGTACTGCCTCCTCACGCTCCTTAATGAGCTTAGCTCTCCTCACACTGTCCTCATGGAGGATCTTTTTCTGCTCTGGAGTAAGCTCTGAGTAGGGAATACCGTACATTTTCGCTACTTCTTTGTTTACATAGCCTACATTAGCCACTCTTTACACCTCCTTACAGCCTCATATAGCCCTTTTACTGTTCTGGTTGAGGAATTGTAGCTCCCTGTGCATTTAGAGCCTCCTGTGGGCTATTCTGTTCGTTAAGGTTAGGGAATAAATTATTGCTATCCTCTGTAACATTCTGCATAGAGTAAGGATCTGTACTCTGTCTATCTCTTTCCTTATCTGCCTCCAGCTTTTCCAGCACTTCCTTAGGGTTATCAATGAATGGGAGTAAGCTGAGGAGCGTTTCCTTATCCACTTTTCCATCCAGCTTAGTTACTGTATCTACAATTTCTGTAAGATTGTTAGGTACATTTCTACTAAACTCCACTTTGAGGTTAAGTACATCCACCTCACGCCCTGTATTTACATGGATAGGCACACTAAGCACTCTTACCAGCTCCTTTATAGCCTTTTCCATCTTTCTCTCCTTGATAATGCACTTAGTTTCAAGCCCAAAGAGCTTAAATCTGATAGCTACACCGCTAAGATTTCCTGCAAAGTTCTCATCTGAGAGATCTGGTACAGCGGAAAACTTGTGGATATTCTTCTCCAGCCTGTTAAGATGGTTTTCTAGTGCCTCCGTCTGGATCTCCTTTGTAATGAATTTCATATCTCCATTTTCCATTACCTCTACAATTCCCTCATCTTTGAGTTTTTGGATGCTATCATTACCTGCTACCATGTTTTTAAGCATTAAATAAGCATTTCTAAATGCCTCAAACTCATTAGATACATCAGAGAGCACCTTATCATAATCATTTACCAGAGTTTCTATCTTTTCAAGATCGCTCATCTGCTCCTCATTGTTATAAACAGTGATAATAGGGATCCTACCAAAAATATGAGACTTTTCCTCTACAAACTCATAGCTCGCAAACTGCCTAGCCTTGCCTTTTCCTGTAGCCCCACAGGAGCCATCATCTACACTCTTAAAAATCTCTATCTTAGTAGGGCTGTATACCTCTGCATAGTGGGTAGTTCTTTTAGTATCCTCTGTATCAATATCATACAAGCGGATCTTATAGGCTGGCTCCTTTGTGGAGCTATTCTTATAAACCACAATAAGATCCTCTGGGGATACCCTCATCATCTTAGTATGGCTCTCCTCATCTTGATATACTAAGATATGGGATAAGCCCTTAATCATAGCCTCCTTACCCCACTCTATAAAAAGATCGTCTTTATCATTATCGCTACAAATCTTATCTAACTCATCCTGTACCGCTGTATCCTCCAGCTCTGTAAGGTCTACTCCTACATCCGCTGGATCTGCCTCTACAGGTGCCTTATCCTTTTTAGGCTCTGTATAGTTAAGTACAATAGGATTACCAAGAAAATAACCTACTGTGTTATCAATCGTCTGTCCGAAAAAGTCATTTACCAGCTTGTTATTAGGCTTGTTTTTATCTTTTCTCGGTCTGTTCTGGATCTTATGCTTACCCTCGTACAGCTTTTGAAACTTTATATATCTGGGAGCGATCTTATTTACATGAGTATCTACCAGATCATTTAAAAACTCTGTACTAAATCTGCCTCCCTCAACTTCTACATTAAACTCTCTATCTATCGGTCTGCTAAGCTCTGCCATATTGCTTATATCCTCCTTTTCTGCATAAAAATAAGCCCTCACTTATTAGGGCTTTCAGACCGTAGACAAAGTGCTCCGAGAAACTTCCGTTTCTCGGAGCATTTTTCTTTGTGTTTATGAAATTTATTCC